GCGTGCAGGATCCCTACACCAATCACATGATACCCGGCATCGCCGCCAGCCCCCACACCGCGCTGGGTAGCGAAGAGGGAGAATCCGACAGGGGAGTAGCACAGAAATACGGAACCAATGAAGTGCCAGCCACAGAGGTCAACAGAACCACGTGGACTGTGGCCAGCAATGAAGAAAAATTTGATAAATTGAAAAAACCTATTCATCCGTTCGCCGACACCCTGAAGAGTCAGGGACTTATAACAGACAACGTGCGTGGCACCACAACCAGCTCGGCAAGGAGAGAAAGTCCAAGCGCGGTATTCGGTATCAGCACCCCCGGAAGAATAGACAGCGAGCGTAAAAAGAAATTCAAGTTGGGACCCACAGACGCTAATCCTCCAAGATCTGTGGTGAGAGCAGCAGGCCACACGTTTGTTATGGATGATGGAGATGCCGCAGGCCAAAATCAATTGATAAGATTGAGGACAGGTTCAGGACATCAACTGCTGATGCACGATACCAAGGGAGTGGTGTACCTAGCCAATGGGTCCGGCAATGTGTGGATGGAATTCAGTGCTGATGGCAGCATAGACATTTACTCCGGAGGCGCCGTGGCGTTGCGGGCGGTGAAAGATATCAACCTCCACAGCGATAGCAATATAAACATGTTCGCAAAGGGGCAGATCAAAATGAGCGCCCTACAGAAGTTGGTTTTGGATGGTGGCATGATACAGACCTACTCCGACACCGACACACAGATACAGTCGGGAGGTTCTTTCACCAACAAAGCTATAGATGGTTCGATCATATCCTATGCGGGCATGGCCCAACTGCACATGGCCACCGGTCCACATCATCTAACTGGTGAAGAGGTGCATTTCAACACTACCTATACCAATCCAAACATGATATCGACATATGAAAGAACAAAATATTATGATGAAAGTGGTACGGGCACATTGAGAGAGGACGTGCCAGAAGTGGACCTTTCACGTAAAGGTGGTGAGGCCATACTGCAGTGGACGCCAACGGGCAACGTGTCCATGTCCGGAATGCGCGTACCAACGCACGAACCATGGTTTGCACATAATGACATTGTGACCACGTTCAATGGCACAGAGGACGACACCGATGCAGACGTGCCAGGCACCCCCGGACACGTCGCACAAATGAATAGGAACAATCCCGATGAAAACATTAGAAGGCTCCAGCAAGCAGCAGACCTTTCAGTGCATATAAAAAAATTAGACATACCCGTGACAGACGTCAAGGCCTTGACGCAGGCCGTGGAAAACTTTTATAACACTTACACTGATAGATTTCCTTCAACGGTGAAACAAGCTGCATCGTCTCTGGGCCAGGCAGCCAGCTCTACCATACAGCAGACTGTGCAGTCTATTACAAGCGGAACATTAAATGCATTGTCGCAGCAGGTGTTTGTAAATCAGGCAGGAGTGCTTTTCACGCAAGGAAACCTAGGACAGGCAGTGACTGGATCGGTCACATCTGTGCTGAATGATCTGAGCACAGGCAAGGGAGTGTTCGCCACAGCAGGCAACTTGTTGTCTGCAGGTAACGTGTTGCCTGGAGTTCAGGGATTGGCCAATCAGGCACTTGGAGGAGTGGCCAAGAGTTTCAATGCGCTGGGTGGAGTGCCTGGAGGTCTGGGCAATCTACAGAATTTTGCCAACACGTCTCTTGGTGGTCTTGGCAACTTGGCTACCAAAGGCATTGGCAACTTGTCGGGCGTGGCAAATCAAGCCATAGGAAAAGTGGCAGGTAATGTTCTAGGCAAAGCAGGCAATGTTCTAGGCAAAGTAAATAATGTTGCAGGAGGATTAGGTATAGCTAATGACATCTACAAGGGAGTGATGGGAAAAAACATCACATCAGTGACGCAAATTAAAAGCGTGGTGGGAATGGTGGGCAATCAGATCACTTCCAGGATAGCCAGCGTGGGCAGGAGTATAGGTAAGATTTTTGGATTTTAACGATGGGCGAAAACGATAAAAGTAATAACATAGCAGGTGGGCAGCAGACGTTTAGAGGGTTCAGCTCGCGGGCCGATAAAACCAATTATAAATTGTATGATTTTGCATTGATCAAACAAGATCTGATCAATCGATTGAGTGTGAGAAAGGGCGAGCGTGTGGAAAATCCCGAATTCGGAACCATAATCTATGACCTGCTGTTCGAACCATTGACCGACGTGATCAAACAGGCAGTGGCGGACGACATCGCACAAAATCTAAATGCGGATCCAAGATTAAGCACCAGCGAGATATTGGTAAGTGAGTCAGACCACGGCATATCGGTGCAGGCCACCATTACCTACGTACCCTACAACATCACTGAGAAACTCACCTTTAGTTTTGACGAAAACAGCGCTTTGCGCCTTTCTTAATCTACGCACATTATACAATCAATAAATATCCATAGTTTAAACTATGGCCATCACTGACAGACAAAATCGCTTGCTTGTAGCCGAAGATTGGCGCAAAATTTACACTGCTTTTCAACAGGCAGATTTCAAATCTTACGACTTTGAAACACTGCGAAGGACCATGGTGGCCTATCTCAGGGAAAATTATCCAGATGACTTCAATGATTTCGTGGAGAGCTCAGAGTATGTGGCGCTGATAGATCTCATAGCCTACATTGCTCAGAGTCTGAGTTTTCGAGTGGATCTGAATGCAAGAGAAAATTTTTTAGAAACCGCGGAGAGAAGGAACAGCATTCTTAGACTGGCAAGATTGATCAATTACAATGCCAAGAGAAATTTATCAGCGTCTGGACTGTTGAAAATAGCTTCGGTATCTACGTCAGAAGACATCAAGGACAGCAGTGGAAATAGTTTGATTAATACCACAATCGTCTGGAATGATCCTTCAAATACAAATTATCGAGAACAATTTATCACAGTGTTGAATGCCGCCAATGTGGAAGGACAGAGATTTGGTAAACCAAAGGAGAGTGATTCTATCGGAGGTATCCCCACAGAAGTTTATACATTGAATTCCAACAACACCGATGTGCCGGTATTTGAATTCAACAGGTCGATAAGCGGTATCAATAGACAGTTTGAGATAATGCCGTGCTCTATATCCCGGGCAGAATCTATTTACGAGCCGGCACCTATCCCCGGCACAGGTTTCACATATCTGTATAGAATAGATGGAGCAGGTGATACCAGTCCCAACACAGGATTTTTTGTTTTATTCAAGCAGGGTTCCCTAGGCAGCACAGAATTTTCAATAGTCCAACCAACCACAAATTACGTTCAACCCATCACGATCAACAACATCAACAACACTGACCTTTGGTTATACCAGCTGGATGATTTCGGACAAATAACAAAATTATGGACCAAGGTGCCAGACCTATCGGGCAGTAACGTTATCTATAACAGTTTGAAGGCCAACGTGAGAGACATCTACAATGTTGTTACCAAGAACAACGACAATGTTGATCTAGTGTTTGGGGATGGAAATTTTTCTAACATTCCTTTGGGCACTTTCCGAGCGTACTACAGGACCAGTGACAATGCCAAATATTCTATACAGTCAGCAGACATGCAAGGGATTACTTTCGTGGTGCCTTATCTGGACAAGTCGGGTGGACAACAAGCACTCACCGTTACCTGCTCATTGCAACAGTCAGTTTATAATTCTGCAGCATCAGAATCAAATGACAGCATCAAGACCAAAGCATCTCAGGCGTACTACGCACAGAACAGAATGATCACCGCAGAGGATTACAACGTGGTGCCACAGTCAATTTCCCAAGAAATCATCAAGATCAAAGCAAGCAATAGGACCGCCAGCGGGGTCAGCAGGTCACGAGAGATTATTGATCCAACAGGTGCTTACAGCAACGTGTCTGTGTTCGCAGATGACGGGATATTGTACAGGGAGGAAACCAAGCCACAATTCACATTCTCGTTCACCAACAGGAATGAAATCCTAGATATCATTGATAGATCCATTGAAGCAAAATTAAAAGAAGCATACTCTAGACAATTTTTTTATTTTAAATATGGAACCAAGGATTTGAGCACCCTGTCAGCCAGCTGGGTCAGCACCACCACAGGCACCAACACCAATACAGGATATTTCCAAGCAGCCGGACCGCTGACTGTGGGTGACTATTCCACAAGCAACTTGAAATATGTCAAGGTTGGGTCCCTGGTCAAATTCACCTCTCCGGACACGAGAGAATTTTTAAATGGAAAATTAGTCACACTGGGCACAGATTTAGCAAAAAACAGAGCTTGGGCAAAAATAGCAGGAGTGGTACTGGATGGTGCCAATCAGGGAGAAGGTAATCTGGAGAATGGTACCGGACCAATCACACTGAATGATGTGATTCCAAACAACGCAGTGATCAGCGCTGTGTTTCCCCCATTTACTACCATATACGATACAGACTTAAAAAGAGACATTATAGATAGGATAGAAGCCTATGAAGAATTCGCACTGAGATTTGATGAAGAGGATTCTTTGTGGAGGGTCATAACAGCAGCGAATCTGAGCGTAAGTGATATTTTTTCTCTAGACAATGCAGGCAACACATCACAAAATAATTTAGATGCCAGCTGGTGGTTCAAATTCACCACAGATGGCAGCACATACACAGTGACGTACAGAGCATTGAATTATATCTTCGAGAGCGCGCAAAATAACAAATTTTATTTTGATAAAACCGACAAAGTGTATGACTACATCACAGGAAAAACTGTCAAGGATGTGGTAAAATTGTTGAAATCCAACACTGTGCCCAGCACCGGATTTGGAATTGGATACCCAATCGATTGGCAGATTGTGGACACGGTGGAGGAGGCAGACGGATATCAGGACAATAGAAAAGTAAAAGTTGGATTCTATGATGACGATGATGACGGAGTGGTGGACAATCCAGATATTTTTGATATTGTTGTGGAGCCCAACACCAGTGTTAGCACCAAATTTGTATTTTTTGAAAAATATATAGGCTACAACAGCATCGAGAGATTTAGACCATATGACGCCAGCAATTTTGTTGTGGCCCAATACGAATCTTCTATCGTGTTGCCCGGCACTTATAGCAATGGACAACTGTTTTATTTCTATGATGTCAACGAAGACGTTGTTAAAAAATTTGATGCTGCATCGATTACCTTGGTGACAACCACAGACTACATTGCGCGAAAAGGCAGAAGCAATATAGAATTCCTCTATAAGCACACTGCCAGTCAGAACACAAGGATAGATCCTGCACAAACCAATATCATGGATATCTATATTTTGGAGAGAACTTACGACCAGTTATTTAGAACTTGGCTCACCCAAGGTGGAGAAAAACCTGTGCCTTCGACTTCAGACCAATTGAGAATCAGTTATGCTGCTGGGTTAAACTCAATCAAAGCACTGTCAGATCAAATAGTATTCCATCCGGTGAAATACAAAGTGTTGTTCGGTAAACAAGCAGATGAGCAATTTCAAGCCACATTCAAAGTGGTCAAGAATTCATCAACCAATGTGACCAACGCCGTGGTCAAAACTCGTGTGATTAAAGCCATCAACGAATTTTTCGCACTGGACAAGTTTGATTTTGGCGATACTTTTTATTTTACAGAGCTCGCGGCCTATGTTCACAGTCAACTTGAAACTGATCTGCTGACAGTGGTTATAGTTCCAAATCAGATCGGACAGGGATTTGGTTCATTGTTCCAGATCAGCGGAGCATCAGATGAAATTTTTGTCAATGGAGCCACAGTTGATGACGTGGCAATTATTGATGCTATCGGAGCCAATCAATTACTAGCCAGCGGCAACGTGGTCACAAACACGACAGGATTGACGACCAGCACGAGATCGTCTTCTGCGGTATCATCTGTAACAAGTTCTGTGGTAGGCACAGGCACTTCTAGCAGCGGCAGCACTGGTGGCGGCGGTAGCGGAGGCGGCGGCGGGGGGTACTAATAATGGCGGACAGACCTCTAGACAGCCAATCAAACTATGATGTGATCACCAACGAAAATGGTGTGACCCTTAGAAGGTCAGTAGCACATCTACCCACTTTTTTCAGAACAGATGTTAACGAACGTTTCCTAAGTGCCACACTGGACCAACTGATTCAACCAGGCAAGTTAGTCAGATTGGACGGATATGTAGGTAGAAGGAATTCTTATACCAGGTCAATCACAGATAAATTTATTGAATCGGGCATTGAAGACAGAGACAGTTATCAATTAGAGCCCACTGTAACCTACACAGACAAAGACACCTCTTCCATCAATCCAGAAGATCAAGTGAAGTTTACTGCCACCTATGATGATTACATCAATCAATTGAAATTCTTTGGCGGTGATGCAAGCAATCATGACAGACTTAATAAAGAAAAAATTTATTCTTGGGATCCAGCCATAGATTTTGACAAGTTGATAAACTACAGGGAATACTATTGGATGCCTGAAGGACCAAATCCCATATTAATCGCCAGCAGCGGAACCAACGCAGTGTCCGAAATCAATGTGACACACGGCGCACAATCCGCATATCTTTTTGGCACATATCCGGGAAGCAATAATCCGTCGATCACGCTATACAGAGGCAACACGTATAAGTTCATATTTGACACTCATGGTCATCCTTTCTACATAATGACCGAGCCATTCAAAACTGGCGTAGCAGAGGACGGCAGCACATCGGTGATATACAGCACGGGGGTCTCAGGAAACGGCATTGAGGAAGGCACGCTAACTTTCACGGTGCCCACAAGTGCTCCTGATGTGCTATACTACCAGTGCGGTAATCACCAGGCTATGCAGGGCGTATTCACCATAAGAACTATAGGCGTAGCAACCAAGATAGATGTGGATCATGAGATCATAGGAACAAAAAACTATACTTTGAAATCAGGGACCAAATTATCAAATGGTATGAAAGTGAGATTTGAGAACAATGTTGCCAATTCCGCCTATGCCAACAAAGAATTTTATGTTGAGGGGGTGGGCACATCTATCACGCTCACTGACACTGCCAATATGATTGTGACAGGACCTTACACAGAAGAGTCCACAGAACCATATGACGCCGTTCCCTATGCCGACAGGCCTTACTCGATCAGTTTTTATAGACCAGTAAAGCCCGATTACATAACGATCAAGAGAGACAGCATCGATGGCAACGCCTGGAGCAGATACAACAGATGGTTCCACAGAGCAGTGATAGAGGCCACTGCTGCAGCCAATGGTTACACACCTGTGCTGCTAGAAACAGACAGAGCCAAAAGGCCCATCATAGAATTTGATTCTGGATTATCTCTGTTCAATCACGGAACCACTGCCAAGAGATCGGTGACGTTGATAGACACAGTGACTACGGATGTGTTTTCTAAAATGGTCAATACCACAGGATACATTGTGGATGGGGTGCCACTAGTGGATGGTATGAGACTGTTAATCACCGCAGACACAGATCCTCTAGTTAACAATAGAATTTATTTGGTAAATTTTGTCAAGGTTCAGGGGTCAGCAGTGACCACTCTGAGACTGTCCGAAGGGTCAGACGCTTTGCCTTTGGACGGAGATGCAGTATCAGTGGAAATGGGGGCTGTCAATCAGGCAAAAACTTTTTATTACAGCACCAGTGAAAAGGCATGGATAGAGGGACAATCAAAAATGGATGTGAATCAACCACCCCTGTTCGCACTGTTTGATGAGAATCATAAAGCATTCAACAATGATGATGCGTATCCAAATTCCACTTTCACAGGATCTAGACTGTTTGAATACAAGATCAGTCCAACGTCCACAGTAGATCCTGTGCTGGGACTACAAATAAAATATTACACAGTAAAAAATTTGAGCGACATTGTATTCACTTCTGATTTCGCCACAGCATCTTTTCAATATAATATAGACGATAAGTCTTATACAAAAAATTTTAACACGGGACACGCACATCAAAATCTTTCCAGAGACAGACATGTCAACAGATGTGGATGGATAGAGAGAACAGAGGAGAGCAAGCAGAGAGTCACTAGATTATTTTCGGTTGATAAAAATGAATTGAAGTTATTTCCTGTGGACGTGTTTGAAAACAGCAAATCGTTATCTGATTTATCCGTGACGGTGGATGTGAACCACGTCACTCAAAATTTAGGCACAGATTACACCCTGGTAGACGGATTGACCTACAAATATGTGAAATTTGCGAAAAACCTAAAGGTAGATGATCTAATCAAATTGAGTTGTTACAGTTCAGCAAAAAAAATTGCCGGCAAAGGCATATATGAAATACCGGAAAACATAGCAGTAAATCCGTTCAACGCACAATTGAAAGATTTTACATACGGACAGATATTGAATCATTTACACGACATCAATGAAAAAAATGTGGAGATGATCGGCAAAACTCCCGGAAGCAGCAATCTCAGAGACATAGGCAACGTGAGATTACAGGGAGGCACAATAATTCAACATGGCGCTGCTTTGCCGCAGGCGATGTTTTTATTGATAGATCAAAACGCCAACGCTATTAAGTCGATAGAATACTGTAACTCTGAATATACAAAATTCAAAGAAACGTTTCTAGCAAACAAGTCGGGATCACTGCATGAGGGTTCTATCGCAAGTAGAGTAGACGAAATAATCAAAAATATTTCTGAAAATAAGAATGTAAGTTTTCCTTTCTATTACGATGACATGATAGGGCATGGAGAAAATCTCTCAGTGAGAAAATACACAGTGCAAGATCCTGAAGAAATAGAGTATGCCATCGATTCACAATTTGATACGACTACAGCGAGCAAAAGAGCGGTCTACATATACCTCAATGATCAAATATTGCTGTTGGGGTATGACTATAATTTCAGTGCCGAAACAGATGGTGTTACCATAACCGCCACGTTAGCTGCTGGAGATATTATCACCATCAAAGATTACGCAAGCACTGTGGGCAGCTTCGTGCCTCCCACACCAACCAAATTGGGAATTTATCCAAAATTCAAACCTGAAAAAATCATAGACAATACCTATAGAACATCCGTGAACGTGATTGTGGGGCATGACGGCAGCAGAACTATTGCCTTTGGTGATTATCGAGACGATCTTTTACTAGAGCTGGAAAAAAGAATTTACAACAATTGCAAAACTTCATTCAACACAGATTTATTGTCCGAAGATGATGTGAGACCAGGGGTGTTTAGAACCACAGAATACAACAACAGCGAAATTGACAAAATATTGAGCTTAGATTTTTATGCTTGGGCAGGACAAAATGGCATAGAATATCAAAACAATTTACACTACGACGAAAACGATTTTTTCACTTTTAATTACAGCAAAAATAAAAATATTAAAAACGGAGAGAAGTTACCTGGATACTGGAGAGGCATATACAAATATTTCTATGACACGGATAGACCACACACACATCCTTGGGAAATGTTGGGCCACAGTGAAAGACCTTCCTGGTGGGTAGGCACATATGGACCGGCACCTTATACTTCGGGCAATGAATTATTGTGGAATGATCTGGCAGCAGGCTATGACACAGGATTGAAGAAAACTGTCGAAAAATACAAGAGATCTGGGCTGTCTGGCTATATCCCAGTGGATGCCAATGGTAATTTAAAATCGCCTGTCGCCATTGGCTTGATAGATCAATATCAAAATCTTGGAATAAAAGAACGTTGGAAGTTCGGAGATCAAGGACCTAGCGAAACGGCATGGCGCAGAAGCAGCCAATATCCTTTCAGCGTGATGAAGTTATTGGCACTCACCAAACCAGCCAAATTCTTTGGATATTTCTTAGACAATAGTAGATTAGGAAAAAATGTGGCAGGAAATTATGTCAATACCAAGACACAAGTAGCACCCACGCTGGCATCTTCCACATACTATTTGGATACCACGGGCGGATCCACGCCAAGTATCACAGCTGGGTATCAGCCGTTCATTGTCAACTATTTGATCAAATGCGGGCTAGATCCTGCCGCTTTCTTTTACGACAAAATGAAAAATCTTAATGTGCAATTGGCATACAAATTGGGAGGATTCACAGATAAACAAAATTTGAAAATTTTGACGGACAGCGTGAGCCCAGGCTCCACTTCCGGATCCCAATTCATTCCAGACGAAAACTACAAAGTTGCATTTAGGGTCAGTAACCCTGTAAGGGATTACGATTATTCTGGGGTGTTGGTGGAATTGAATTCAAATGTTACCAGCGATGGCAGCACTCTTGAAGGAGGATACAAGATCATTGGATACAACAATATAAAACCTTATTTCAGGATTCTTAAACCCGTAGAGAATAACAATTTACACTCGATCTCCATTGGCAACAGCAGTGCAATCATCTACAATGATTACAGTGAGAACGAGACTGTTGTTCCTTATGGCACTGTATTCAATACCACGCAACAGGTGATCAATTTCTTGGTAGGCTATGGAAAATATCTAGAATCTCAAGGATTTGTCTTTGATAACTTCAGCAATGAAATAGGAGAGATAAACAACTGGGAAACTTCGGCCAAGGAATTCCTTTACTGGACCAGGCAAAGTTGGGCGGCAGGTTCGGCCATAACATTGAGCCCGGGAGCTGCGGGATTCGTGCTTAAGACCAGCAACAGTGTGATCAGCAAATTTCAAAATACATTGGGGCAATACTCTGTGTTGGATTCTGGCGGCCGCGCGATAGGAACTCAATATATTTCAACCAAACGCATCGGCAATAAATTTTCTATTTCTATGAAAAATACGGAAGAGGGCATCTATAACATTTCAATGTGTGCCGTGCAGAAAGAACAGATTCTACTTTTTGACAACATCACGGTGTTCTCCGACATCATATTTGAACTGGTTACAGGATTCCGCCAGCAGAGATTGAAACTAGTGGGATGGAAAACCGCTGACTGGAACGGGGATTATTATTCTCCAGGATTTGTATTTGATGAAGCCAAGGTGGACAGATGGGTGGCAAACAGGGATTACCAAATAGGAAACACAGTTGAGTATCTCAATGGATTCTATACAGCCAAACAGAACCACAATTCTGGCCTGAAATTTGAGTTTGAGAGATGGACTAAAAAAAAAGCCAAACCATCTGCCCAACTGATACCTAACTTTGATTATAAAATTTCTCAGTTCAATGATTTCTATAATTTGGAAACCAACAACTTTGACGAGACCCAACAGAAATTGGCACAGCATTTGACAGGATATCAATCTCGGCCCTATCTGGAAAACCTCTTCTTGAACGATGTTTCTCAATATAAATTCTATCAAGGATTCATCAGGGAGAAGGGCACGCTGAACGCTATAGACAGATTGGTCAAGGCCAAATTTTATGGAGAGGACATCAATATAAATGCTTATTCGGAATGGATGATAAAGGTTGGAGAATTTGGAAATCTAGACGGCAGCAAATCGATACAATTGATACTGCCCGATAATAATTTCACCAGCAACGCTCAAAGCATTGAATTGTTGAATGATGATAATGACGCAGAAGATTACGCGAGATCACTTTCCATAATCAGTGATAATTTTTACTCCAAGCCATTGGAGTACTCAGCTTCCAACACATTTTCTAAATATGATTATTCCCAGCAGGGATATGACAGAGATTTTGTGCAAAAATACAAAACTGCAGGCTATGTGAGAATCACAGATGCGCAACACACCGCGTTCAACGTATCAGATATATTGAATCTAGATGTCAACAGGATCAACAACAAGGACCTAATATGGATAGCAAAAAAATCCAACAATGATTGGGACGTGCAGAGGATCACTTACACGGGACTAAACCTTATCACAATAAAACCAGTCAACAACAATACACAAGTAATTTTGGGATTCAACGGGGTGCACAAGTTGACAGCCGACCAATACATAGCCATAAACAACAGCCAGTTCCCTAATATGAATAAGGTGTATCAGGTGAGACTAATTGTAGATGCCACTTCTGTCTTGGTGGATTTCGCCAATGCCACCACAATCAGCGGATCTTTCACAGTCAGGGACGAATCCACGGTGGCAACATATGGAAACCTGTATCGTTTCATCAGTGTGAGATTGGCCTCGCTTGACACAGTCAATGAGGTGTTGCCATACGATGAATACAAAATCGCGGACACTGTAAATGAAAAGCCCGGAGATAAAATTTTTGTGGACAATGTGGGATCTCAGTGGAAAATTTATGAAAAAGTGGATCCTTATGTGATCAAAAGAATAGCGTCTTCTGATGTTGCAGACAATCAGGAGTTTGGTTATAAAACAGTTGCCAGGTCCGATGGGAAATTTATCGCAATATCTGCGCCCGGCGATAGGGGAGGAACATCTCAAGGGTTCGTGAATTTCTTCAGCAGACTTGACAATCAGGCAGGATCGGTGTTCACACTTATAAACAGTCGCACAATGAGCGACAGCACCACCGGTACCGGTAGGCTGGGTGAGAGTTTGAGCATCAGCACCGATGAAAATTTTATAGTGGCGGGGGCTCCGTATGCCAATATTTTAGCATCAGATGGCAGCACAAGACGCAACAACAGCGGGTTAATAAAATTATTCATTTGGAATCCTATAACAAAAGCATACGATGAATTCACAACCATAACCCCAGCAGATGACGGCACAGAAAATATAAATTTTGGTTGGTCGCATGCACTGGCGGAACCCACCGCGGACAGCGATGCCAGTGTGAGACAGAAATATCTTTTGGTCGGAGCTCCCGGATATGCCAGCGACACAGGAATAGTTTATCTATACACTTATACCCCCGTGGAAGACAGCACATTTGCCGCATGGACGCAGGACAACAGTGTGGTCAGCAGCCAGGCAGACACAAATAAAAGATTTGGCCATAGGATGGCCATCAACGACAACGGTGACATACTTGCGGTGTCTTCAGTGAGCCCAGATGATGCTGGCATGGTGGAGATCTTCGTAAGGAATAGTCCGGACAGTGTTGACAGCACCACGTTAGGATTCACTCATGTGCAGACCTTCAAGGGGACGTCGTCTCAAGATAGCACACTCAACACAGCGTTTGGAGAGAGTCTGTCCATGAGCAAAGATGGAAGGACATTAGTGATCTCCGCTCCCGGTAAAGATAATTCATCACAAGCGGATGCTGGCGCAGTATATGTTTACAAATGGAACATGGACGGTTCAACCAACACTTACACATTACACCAAACGATACAGTCCCCAGAAACTGCCACCAACATGCGGTTCGGTTCCACAGTACACATCAATCATAATGCTGACAGATTGGTCATAGGAGCAGAAAAATTTGCAAACAGTCGCACACAAAAATTTGACAGTGGATCGACCACATTTGATTTACAAGACACTAACATAGTGGATGTCAACATAGGATCTGGAGGAGTTTTCACTGCAACCAAATACAACAGCAATTTTATATTGGATGGCAAATTGATCACGGATAATGTGTCGGCCAATGACGATTTTGGTAGAGCTGTGTGGGTGATCGATAACACCGTATTTGTGGGAGCGCCTGGAGATGATTCGAAATATTCAAACGATTCTACTAGCGTAAATGATGGCATGGTAGCTGTTTTTGACTTGCAAAAGCAGGGATCATACAGCTGGAAAGTGTTACAACAAGAAGAGTCTTTGATCGATGACAGATTGATAGATTCAGCTTTCGTATTTGATCGAGCAGCACAAAAAATTAAATCTTACATAGATTATTTTGATCCGATCAAGGGCAGGATACTGGGCATTGCGGATAGAGAGATCAATTACAAGACCGAATGGGATCCAGCAGTTTACAACATAGGCACAAATAGTGTCACGGTGAAACCAGACATGAGTTGGGCCGAAGAGCACGTGGGAGAAGTTTGGTGGGATCTCAGCAAGGCCCGATGGATATGGTATGAACAGGGCAACCAGGAATACAGAACTAAAAATTGGGGCAAACTCTTTCCTGGCAGCACGATTGATTTGTATGAATGGGTAGAGTCCACTCTATTGCCATCCGCGTGGAGTCAGCAGGCTGATAGCGCACTGGGATTAAGTCGAAAGATATCGGGGCAGCCTTTGTACCCAGACGACACGGTGCTGACTGTGAGACAAAAATATGATTCTCGTTTGGATGGTTTTATAATTACTATTATTACTGGGTCAAAAATAGTGTTTACCTGCCTGACAGTGCCAAGAGTGTGGTCACCAGGGTGAACACCACGGGTTACATTTCCAATATCATAACCAATCCCAAAGGGTCAGGCATCAGGCATTTTGCGGTGTCAGATCAAAACAAATTGATTGCATTCAATATGAAAAATGACATCACCACCGACAACACTGTGTTGAACATCACTTATAAAGATACGGTGGAAGAAGGTGATGCGCATTATGTTTGGAAATTGATTAAAGAAGGTGATAAGGACGATGCGCCCAATGCACAGATTGAGAGAAAATGGTGGGATAGCTTGATCGGTTCTGACGAATCAGGCAACGAAGTGCCAGATATCTCGTTGTCTATAAATCAAAGATACGGCAACAAAATCAGACCAAGACAGAGCTGGTATGTGGATCGATTTGATGCGCTGAAAGAGATTATTGATTATACAAATTCAATATTGGCAAAGAATCAAATGGCCAACAACATAAGATACAAAAATCTTAATTCATCAGAGCCTGAACCAACTGCCATATCAGGTGAGTGGGATAGCACTGTGGACACCTATGACGATTTGACCTATATTGATACCAGAGACATCAGCGGCACCACCAACGTGCTGGTCAAAAATGATCAAAAATTTAGCAAAGGTTTTTGGGCCATCTATAATTGGAACGGTGCCGAATGGATAAGAACCAAGTTACAAACATTCAAAACCAGTGCTTATTATTCCGTGATTGATTGGTATGATGTTTCATTTGATGCAAATGCTGCAATAGAGAAACAGCTGAATTTTCAGTATGAATTGGATGGATTGACATTAGGGAATGGCAAGTATGTAAAGATTTTAACAGCCGATACAGGAGGTTGGAAGATATTCGAGAGCACATCAGACGGTTTCAAAAATATCGCCACGCAAAATGGCACCATTAAATTAAAAACTTCTCTGTATGACTATACTATCGACAATAAGGGATTTGACGGGGAGGATGCCTTTGACATCAATTTCTTTGACACAGAACCAAAGATAGAACTGAGAAAAATTCTCACAGCCCTGAGAGATGATCTATTGATAGGGGACCTTAAAATAGAATACAACAACATTTTCTTTATCGGGCTAAGAAAAGTACTAGAGCAACAGAAATATGTTGATTGGCTATCAAAAACGTCATTCATCAATGTATCCAATATTTTAAGAGAGCTAGATCAAAGAAAAAGCTATAGGGTCAACACGGAAAATTATGTGGAAGAATACATCAATGAGGTCAAACCATACCATACCAAAATCAGAGAATATAGATTGGGCTACACCGGGCTTGACATTGAGGATGGGATATATTCAGATTTTGATTTGCCCGCTTTCTATGACGGAGATGAGATTAGAAATGTGGACATAGTGAACGACATAGCTGTGCTCAGCACATACCCTTATCGTTTTTGGAGGGACAATTATAAAAAATATGTGGATAGTATCACAGTGATGTATGGTGGCAGCGGATATTTGACTCCCCCCACAGTGACATTGGTAGGGGGAACCACGAAGACGGTCGGACCATTCACGGTGTTGGGAACCAGCACCCAGGGTGCTTCTTCGGGCCAATTTGGATATTTTTATCCTCTGTACACTGCGCAAGTTGATGCAAATATTGCTGATTCCCAAGCAGGGGGAAATGGAACTAGTCACCTATTAAAATTCAGTGAATTTTCGAGTATTGATTTCTATATGCCGAACACAGGGCAAAATGTTGCCAAGGTGGATAGACCCGCGGGATATGAAGTTTACACATTGAGCGATGTGACACAGGCCACAGCTAGAGCAGTGATCAGCGGAGGCGCTGTGTCTAGAATTGTGGTATTGACGAATGGAAAAAATTACACTTCAACACCTAGAGTGATCATTACAGGTGGAGGATTGAACGGCAACACTCCGTTAGATTCCGCCAGGGCCTATGCAAATCTTAGAAATGATCTAGTAAGGGATATCAGCACCACAATCAAATTTGACCGTGTTCAATCTACGGCCACAATACTGCCATGGGCCAGCAACAAGACTTATGCTTTTAATGATCTTATTAGATATGATAATAAACTTTATAAAGTTATTACAACGTACACCAGCACAGAAGATTTTGACGAAGGATTGTCAAAGCTCTTGGCACTAAGGGGAGACGAGCCATACATCACAGCGGCAGAAAGAACGCTAGGATTGTATGCTCCTACAGCGGGCATGCCGGGCAATGAGCTTTCCCAGTTGATGACTGGAGTAGATTATGGTGGCGTCATGGTGACAGGATTGGCCTTTGATGATGGACAGGGTTGGGACAGATCTCCATGGTATAACTTGCCATGGGATGGATTTGGTCTGAGCAGAGTAAAAGTATTCTATGGTGATGGCACCACTATCAACTTTTCTTTTGATTTTGCTCCATTGCCAACTGACGTGTACACAGTTTATTTCACCGACATCAGCGATTCCTCGGCCCAATACCCTGTCGCCATGTCTAACGTTAACAGAGTGAGACAGAGAACTCAGGTTCTGAGGGGGGATGGCACCACCAAAACATTCACCATCTTGGGAGATGATGGTAATCCAGCTCCTGCGAACACGGTCATCGAATTGATACCCTTTGATGACGACGGAGTGTTGACACCTACCGATGACAAAACGCTGGATTCCTTGATCAGCGGTGGACTGTTCAAATCAGCGCTGGGAGTATCGCCCACAGATATACTTGTGGAAGGTGACGCTTTCATCACACCGGAAACCAGCTACGCCCCAGAAGAAAATCTACCCGGCAGCATATTTGACTCTGTGGATATCCGAGTCTACACAGCGCCCACCTCGGGAGTGCCGTTCATCATAGTGAAAAACTACATAGGGGACGGATCAGTCACTGTGTTCCCAATCGGGCAACTGGCGGGCACACAGGCATCTGTGGTTGTTTCACTTGATGGCGCAACACAGACTTTGAACTCAGAATACACGGTAGACACACAAAACAAAACAGTGACATTTGCAGCGGCACCGTCGGCAGGCAGTAAAATTTCAATTAAAAGTTTTGCCATATCTGGCAGCAACTATATGGTCCTAGACACATTTGTGGGTGACGGTTCCACGCATTCATTCATTACCAAGAGCAGAGAAACCTATCAATTAGACAGCTCACTCAGCCAATTGTTTGTCACAGTGGATGGTGTGCCCACAACAGATTACAGCTACACGGTGAGTGGCAGGAACATCACCGTGCATCTACACACGGGGGATGGATCTACCGCCAATCCTCCAGCAGCTGGGACCAGCGTGCAGATAGCATCGTTCAATCAGCCACCAGGCAGCGGCAGGGCCTATGCTGAAATAAGGTCACAAGAGATAGTGTATGATGGCAGCACTAGTGATTACACATTGTCATATCCTCCGGGATCAATAGGTCCTTTTTCAAGTTTGACTTTGTTAGAACATAATGGAAAAGTGCTGAGAGGACCCGACAACACTTATTATTTGGGTGATGGAAGCAGCAATACTTTTTCATTCGCTGGCTATGCAGGATCTACTCAAGACGACAGTACCTCTGGATACGTGGACGTAAAATTTGGGGAGCAAACTGGCATTCTAAATACACCTATATCAATAGATTCATGGCCTGTTCATCCAGCAGCAGAATATAATGGTGTTTGGTACCTGGCGGTCACGCGAGAGGAAGTGTCAGGAGAATTGGCCACCGCCAAGTACTCTTTAGTGCATAATAATACACAGGCCTTTGTGAGCATGTCATCAATCACCAAAACAGGAATAGCGGAGCATATCACAGTTGACGCAATTATTGATAATACATCGTCCCCCCACATTCTATCGATACAAGGAACAGGTAGCTCCGTACTAAACTCTGTCTCTTGGTACAGAATAGGATTGGGGGCAAACACAGTGGGAACTTCAGGTACTCAAGTAGTTACACTAGTATTGCCATATCTAGATTCCGTAACAGTGCCGCTAGAGTCTCCAGGATGGGATAAAAATATTTACAGAGGCGCCAAGTATTTTATCACAGTTGAATCAATAGGAATTTCTCCCGTAGAAAGAAGTAACATGGAGGTGCTAATGGTGCACGATGGAACGAATGCCTATGCCACCGTGTATAATGTGGTTCGCACGACAGCCACAGACATGGTAACTGTATCAGTGGATATCAATGCAGGACAAGCTAGATTGTTGCTGGCATCTAATCTATATGAATGTAGTGTCAAGGCCTATAGAATATTACTTGGAGAGGCAGATGTTAACGATGGAACTAATTTTAGAGGCACCACGTCAATTTCTAGTAATCAAACGACCATAGACACTTTCCAAACTTCTGATTACATCGGAGCCCACTATCTAGTGACTGCATACAATGCCAGCGAAGGATCTGCGTCCATGTCAGAAGTAACTTTAATAGTGGGTGGCTCATCTGTGTTCACCAACACCGCGCCTCATCTAAGCACCAAGTCGTCGGACCAAGTGTCGTTCACAGGGTCGATAACAGGAAACGTCACATCATTAGTTGCCAGCGCTACGTCGGGATCTGGCACTATCGTGAGCGTATATAGATTTGGATTGTTGCGTAATCCGGCCCAGGCAGAGATCGATCCTACCAAGGTCAGAGTATATCTAAATGGGATCAAGCAAGATCAATTCACAGATTATGTTGTCAACATTGATACAGCATCTGTCACATTCAACGTTGCCCCAGCCAGCTCAGATCTGATTGCCATATCAACGGTGGTGGGAACACACTATCATGATAGTAATGATCAAATAATTCTGCAGCCCGACAACATGGCTGTGGACGGCATCGCTATATCGCAAGGGGACATAATAACAGCTACCACATTCAACAACGCGGTTGGCATGAACCAACGCAGAGAAACTTTTAAAGGAAACAGTGCGGGAGAGTTCTATCTATTTGGTACGCCGTTGAACAATGACTACGTGTTTGTTTGGCTGAATGGAGAAAATCTGATACAAGGTTTTGATTGGACATTGGCGGGAAATGAAATCACGATCAGCAGAACATTGCAGGACAATGACAGGATAGACGTGATGTATTTCGTGACAGAAGGCAACAACTTCTCAACAGGATTCAGAATATTCAAAGACATGCTCAACAGAACGTTCTACAAGAGAATCAGCCAGACCAACACAACGAAGCTGGCAGCCGCTCTATTATTGAACGACAAAACAATCACAGTGGTGAACGGCAGTGTGTTGAAATCCACAGATGGCAGCACGCTATTGCCTGGGGTGATCTTTATAGGCCATGAGAGAATAGAATATCTCTACAAAGACGGCAATGTACTATCCAATATCAGAAGGGGTACCCTGGGAACGTCGATAAAAAATCATAGTGTCGGAGCAGAAGTGGTGGACGCATCTGGACAGCAGACAGTGCCTTATGCCGATACGATATACACCAAGAAACACATCGCGGATGGATCGACCACAGCATTCATCTCGTCGCAGCCCGTGAGCAGTGTGAACGAGGTTGATATCTTCGTAGGCGGAACAAGATTGCCAGCTGTGGGCGAGGACGGCAGCACAGCGAACTACACAGTGAACGCATGGGATGGCAGCTCCGCCAACGTGATATTGAGCGAGCAACCTGCTGCAGGTACTGAAGTGAAAATTATACAAAAACGCGGGCAAACATGGTATAACAGAGGAGAAAGCACTGCCGCTGATGGTAAAGGATTGGGAAAATCCAACACAGCACAGGCCAAATTCATAGCGGGAGAACCAACAAATGCGCCTGAATAAATATAACGAAATGACAGAACAAGCAAAACAAGACTCTATCAACGAAAAACAAATGAAAGAATCCAAACCACAGGACAATTCAGGAATAAAAGTAGAAGGACATATCAAAATATGGGATCCTGCCACAGGTGAAGTCATTGTGGACAAAAGAAATGCCATACACTACGAGAACATGAGCATAGCACTGGCCAACAGTTTAGCCCACAAGACCACAGGATTCATTCATGAGATGGCTTTTGGCAACGGCGGAACCACAGTGGATCCCACCGGCATTATAACATATCTTACTCCCAACACATCTGGAAGCAACGCTACTCTATACAATCAAACATATTACAAAGTGGTGGATGATAATTCATCATCTAACAAAGATACCACGAGAAATAAAATGGAAGTGAGGCATACCGCGGGAAACAAATACACAGACATCGTCGTTACCTGCACGCTGGACTACGGTGAACCAGCCGGACAATCAGCATTTGACAACACCACGGATTTCAATGGTTCCTACGTGTTTGATGAGCTGGGATTGAAATCATGGGAGGGCACGGAGAACGGAAGCACCAATAAATTATTGACACATGTGATATTCCATCCTGTGCAGAAGAGCTTGAACAGATTGATACAGATAGATTATACGTTGAGGATACAGTCATTAACAACATTTACGGAATAATTTAGATGCCATACACAGTAAACAAAACAAGCGTCACAGAATCACCCAATCAATACACGGTGCAAGATTCCGTTTTGAACACCCAAACAGACATAGCATTGATAGGAAAAGGATACGCCGGTTATGGCGAGATAGTGGCAGAAAATTTTTTACATATACTAGAAAATTTCAGCAGCGACACCGCCCCTCCGAAACCCATCAAGGGGCAGTTATGGTACGACTCACAAACGCAAAAACTTAAAGTTTTCACGGGTACTTCTTTCCAACCAGTGGGTGGGGCCAACTACACGGCCTCATCTCCCGTAGGTTTGTCGGCTGGGGATCTATGGTTCAGTTCTTCATCCCAACAATTATATGTGAACAATGGTGGAGAGAACATATTAGTTGGACCACCAGCAACCACTGACAGCGGATTTTCTTTTGAAACTATATTGTCATCCACAGATGCCTCAAAAAATATAACCAAATTAAAAAACAACAACGTGCTGATAGCTATCATAAGCGATGATCAATTCACTCCCAAAATTGATATATCGGGATTCCCTGTAATCAAGAAGGGTATAACATTAACAGAAGACATAGCAGGGGTGTCATTCGCCGGTACCGCATCCAGTGCCAGCAGCCTATTAGGCATAGATCCTAACAATTTTTATCAAAAAATAGGTGGTAATCTTACCGGGAGGGTGAACATCAAGACTGATTTGGGACTGGTGATAGGTGCCGACGATGACTTTAAAATTGCAGTGGAATCAACAGGCAACGTCTCCATAACCAATAGCACAGACAACGCGGATCTTAGTTTCATAATCAAGGACGGTGGTATCGTAACCACAGTGATGACCATAGATGGGCCCACCTCGCGAGTGGGTATTGGTACAGTGTCTCCTTCAACAAAATTAGACGTAAGTGGCACGGTGAATGCCACTGCCTTCACAGGACCGATCACGGGAGTGATCACCACCAACAGTATCGAAGTTACCGACGCTGGAAACATCACATTTGATGGCACCATAGATGACAGCAACGGAACTGTGTTGACGGCGGCTGAACCCACAGGAAATAACACGATCACTTTGCCCAACAGATCGGGCACAGTGCTTACCACCGGTGATACAGGCGCCAATGCCTCCATCAGTGGTAACATGTTCAAAAGCAAGGTCACATTGACCATTTTGGACTCAAGCGGCGCAGTATTAACCACACTGTATGCTCCGGGATCTGACACCTAGTTTTTTATGTTGACAATTTTTTATTATTCTTTTAGTATTTTAAAATAGGATCACATGGCTGTTAGAACTCCATTATACTTTGACGATACATCACCAGTATCCACTCCCATCTTGAAAGAGATGTCTGCGGGACAGATCAACGAGATCAAAAATGCTTTCAAGCAGTTGTATTTCCAATCTCCTTCGGTGAGATTAGATGTAGTTCCAGGCGGTGGTGGCAACATGGCATTGCCTGACAGCAGTCTAATGACAGATACCAGATTGGTGGCGGGAGCTTATGCCACAAATCCCACTGCTTTCCCAGGAGAGGAAACAACGCAGGAACCACAGATACAGACGGTGGGATATAATAGATTGGATCAAGTGATAGAATCGGTGTCCGAGCCAATCAATACCAATAGCATACAATATCCCATATACTATTATACGGACGGATCCTCACAACCAGTTTTAAGATCAATGACGTTGCAGGATATGTATGACACTTTCGCAGAGCTGGTTGTCACCGACGATCTTTCCGTGGGAGGTGCTGTGTACACAGTATCGACCAGCACGACAGAAGCAGGATACACAGAAGTCAGTGGAGATCAAACACCGATCTTTTTAGACACCAGGGCCAATCCAGCGGGCTACAATGCAGGTGAAATTCCAGAAACTGAAGATTCAACAACCACAGAAGAAGTACAAAATTATTATCTACATAAAAAAAATTACACTACACCTGCCCCTCAAGCACCGTCCAGATTAACTGCGTCAGGCAATATCATTACTCCAACCACAGCAACCTGGAACACCATCTTCCAATCTATCATACGTTACATGGTGGCCAATGTTGAAGGATATAGGTTGCGTTATTCTATCAATGGCACCGGCTCCACCTGTGGCACTGTGATGACAGACACTAGGTTAGAAGGAGGCGCCGGAGTTTATGCGACCAAGTTCGAAAACGCTGATGATTACAGAGCACAAGAATTCCCAGATGGTTCCAGCACCGTAATAAGCACATACGAATTGAAAGTAAACCAGATATAATAATGATATTAGAGAATGGTAGATTCACCTATGCTGTGTATGCCAGTAGCAAACAGAATCTAATTTTTGCCACCTGGTACAGCGAAGATACGAAAAAGCACAATGAGATTGCTGTCAAGACCGATCTAGACAATAATATTTACAAGAAACTATTGGAGACATTCACCCCGGATGAAATCTATCAAATGACAGACCAAAAGAGGAAATTGAACAGCCAGACTTTTGAGATTTACGTGAAAGATATTGCTTTAAAATATGGCTTGGTCTATGATCCCTTGATACATAATCCTCAGGAAAAATTAACAGTGGACAATCTGTTTAATCCGCCCACCGGAGACGTGGGCACTGATTTATTGTTCAATTTAAAATTAAAAATATTTGATCTTCCAGAGGTGATACGATCCGAAAATACGGAATTGAAGAAAAAACTACGAGAAGTGAAAACTCCCCTAGAATCTCTCTATATAGCAGGAAAATTCTTATACGAATAGATTATATTTCTCCCACTGATGTGGATGGTTGCTCATGTGGGTAAAGTGTACAAATTTGATATCAGGATAAAATTCATTACCCAAGAACATGTAAGGATTCCCCGTCACTTCGCTATATTTTTTATTAAGATTAGCCACGGTATGCCTAGAATAAGGTTTGGGCCTGGCCTCCATCCTACAAAACCAACTGTCAGGCAGCGTGATTAATTTTAGTTTTTCTTTTACGCTGTCTTCGATAAAATGTTGTTCGCCATTGACGGGACCGCTGGTAAATCCTTCTTCTATATATTTTTTCTGCCAATGTTCCGGACGGCTCATAAACTTGTCATAGATGTAATTGCAATCACGAGGATAATATTTGTAAAATCCCCCATTGATGTTGAATCTATTTTTTTCTCCTGTCTTGTCTCTCCACCAACCCGGAGCAGCGAGAAATTCTCCTGGGTTAACAGGATATTCAAATATTTTCTTGTAATCATTAATAAGCAACACGTCGATATCCATGACACAAATGGGTTCATCCTGTGTGAGAGTCATGCCATACATCTTGTTCCATTGCAACTTAATGTTATCAGCCATGGGTGCTCTGATCCAATGAAACTCATATTCGGGCAATCTGGATTCTAGATAAGTTTCATATTCTGGACCATATCTGTTGCCTATCCTGACAGCAATTATCTTCATTGCCAATAATCCTTGATCCATGAATCAACTTCGTCCTGTTTAGGACCGTTGTTCAATATACACACCTCATAATCGGGCCTCAGTTTTTCCGGGGTCGTGTCCTTGCCATATTTGGCTCCCTTCCAGTAGGAATAAGCAATGCCAGTGGGCAATAGATCTATCTGCACAGGTTCATGATATAGATAGCGATCTATGCCTCGATATTTGAACAGTATCATGTCTTTGTTTTTTTGGAAATAATTATAGATCTCGTCACCTTGATTGTCCTGCCATTTCATTATGGATGAATTATATTGTGTGGGATATTTGTTTTCTGGTTTGGCTTTTTTGTGTGGCAACAAGAAACCTTCTTTCCATTGTGAATATAGAATGGACACAGTTCTTGTTTTAACTGAAAGTAATCTCTCCATTGGCTGCAGAATTATAACATCCAGATCAAAAAAAATGTTGGTATCCCGCCTGAATAATTTGAACAGCTCCAGTTTGGGCCAATATTGCGTCAAATCAGTCTGCATCGGAATAATTTTGATGGATGGATTAATGTCTTTGCTGTTTTCGGTGTAACAATAAAATGTGAATGGATGACCACAAATATTTTTTTGTACCATGTTGAACAGCTTGTTCACGAATTGCGCAGAGTATTTTTCACCCCATTTGACACACATTACGTTGATCATACGATTTGATACTCCCATCTTGTGTGCTGATCTATCTGTTTAACGAATTCTTCATCATTTAATTGCCATACCGTCTGATCTGCTCCCCTGTAAAAAACATCTTTAATCTTTTTTATCACGCCCTGCCTAGACAGCAGGTTGGCCCAGATGCCATTGACTTTCTGCATGCTGGCCTCACACTTGTTGGATGATGTGATGTAATATCTGCCATCTTTGGGAAGAGCATTTAATGTCACAGGAATAAAAATTTGAGAACAGATATTTTGATGTTTTGTGATGCCTTCCTTGGTCCTCACGTGTTTGATGGGCAATAGTTCTGTCAATACGCAAGTCCTCACGCAAATTCTATAACTGTTTTCTCCCATCACATCGTCGAAATCATGCACAGCGGTTGAACCAACAGGTTGATTTTTATAAAACAATATCCACAAATCAAAATATCTCTGTCTATCGAAGGAATCGATCAATCTTTTTTGTGATGCGTTGTTGAAAAATCCTTTTTCTTGGCATCGCTGGTAAAAGAAAGACAAGTCGAGATCATTATTATATTTTTTTATTTCATACATCGCACTAGGTATTATATAATTTTTGATGTTTAATTAAAAGTGTATTTTGTCAAATCAGTTACTGAACTGTTTTTGAAAGCCAATTTCCTATGATGACAATTGCTACAGATGCCACAATTACCAAGATCAACGTCACAGCTAGTTGATTGATAGAGCATTGATAATTCATTTAATTTATCGTAAAGGTCAATCACGTCAGATGTGGTCAAGTTTCGAAAAGGTCTTACTGACATCTCATAATCATTCTTGATTTGTTCATAATCGATATCTTTCAATACACCGTAAATTTTTCCATTGTTCTTGAACACGTGTTCGAACAACTCAGGGTATCTCACTGAATTTTTTTCCAGCCATGGTTTCAATTTGTCATTGGTGATACGGCCTCTGTGCCAGCCACTTGCCTTCAACATATCCATGCTCTGCTCATGTATCTTGTTGTAGCCGGCCAGGATGTATTTCATCTTGCCTTTGTATTTCTGCAACAAAAAATTTTTAAATTCTAAAGAGGCATCTGTGTGCTTCTTATAGATTTTTGAATCCACTGTGAGTGTATGCACTGCTCTAAACCTTTCAATCCCCTGGGCGAACTTTCTTTTTACAATCTCGAGTTTATCATCGTCCTTATCTTGCGGTAATGTTCCATCGAAAGAAATTAATTTATCGTTGATGAAAACGACACGTTCCAATCCGTATATTTCTCTAGCTATCACGCACAACAATGTTGATTCAATATCCGCTTCATATATGACGCCAATTTTTTCGTCTGGAGAGATCTTTGGAAATTCTTCTAGATCAAATCTAGTTTTATTTTTACCTAACAGGTAGAATTTATTCATGGTCAACCTTTTCCTTATAATGCCACAAAGTTTTTTGTGGTATCTTTATACCATCAGCCTCAATCACGTGTATCTGCGAACCAGTGCATCTTTGGTGACAAATAGATTTGTCATTCTTGTACATGGCTGCCAACCAATCTTGAAACACTGGGTCATTCAATATTTCAAAAATACCACGCTGGTGCAGTGATATTGAATATTTATCTTTGGATATCGCCCAGCTGTTCACTTTGTTAAATGCGGAGGCAGTCCAACAACATGGGAACAGTCTGCCCCAGGAATCAACATAAATTTCTTTCCTTTGCTTGTGCAGGCAGATCAATGCGCCCTTGTGCTGCATGAAGTCGATGTCAAATCTGTCTGCTGTGGGAGGATATATTTTTTTTGTTTTATTGTCTCCGTCGCGATACACAAATGGTTTATCAAAGTCTTTGAATCTCGCGGAAATTTTTAAAACGAAATCTCGAAAACCCATTTCCTTGGCCATGGATTCAGCTGCCTCCACCTGATGCTCATTGTGGAAGAATGGTATGAAGAACCATTTGGCATTGGCTCCTGTCTGTATGAAGGCTGCAGCATTGCTCATCAGTTTTTGCCATTGTACTCCAACCCTATAGATATGATTCGTGTCCTCCAGGCCGTCTATATGCCACTCCACAAATGAGTGAGGGGTCCGAGCATAGATGCGACCTAACTTTTGCCAAAAATCAGTGCTGCGTACTCCACCGTTGGTGCTTAAAGTAATTTGGATATTTGAATTGTGCTCCAAAACGTATTCGTGTATCTGCAACAGATCATGAGCTATTGCAGGATCCCCATAATTGCCACAAAATTTTATTTTTTTTAATCTACCAATGAATCTTTTGGGAAAAAATTTAACAAAATCTACATAGGATATTTCGTCCTGATTGTCAAGTATTATTGGGTTATTAGTCCTGGAGCACATGGGGCATTTTGCATTGCAACGGCTTGTGATCTCAACATGGACTGAATCTATTTGGTGCATTCTGCTATTATACATATGTTTATGGCCAATATCAAGCTAGTTGTTCATTCTCATGAAAAGCACTGAAAACGTTATTTGGCTGCTGAAATAAATACAAGATATGGCATACATCGTAAACAAAACAGACGGGTCACAGTTAGTTGTAATCACAGACGGCACCATAGATAATAGCACATCGCTGTTTCTGTTTGGCAAGAGTTATTCCGGATACGGCGAGTATCTTAATGAAAATTTAGTAAAATTATTAGAAAATTCAGCTGCCACGGCCAGTCCAGCTGCACCATTGCGGGGAGAACTTTGGTTTGATACCAATACCAACCAATTGAAAGTGTATGACGGCACTGCGTTCAAGCCCACAGGGGGAGCCAAATCACAATCGGCCGAACCCACAGGATTAACACCTGGTGATCTTTGGGTAGACAGCGATGACGAGCAATTATATTTCAGGACGAGTTCAAGCACCTGGCAACTGGTGGGACCAGTATTCACAAAAGGTCAAACTCTGTCAGGATGGAAGATAGAGACCATCCCCGACAGTTTTGGAAGCAATAGGGTTATCAGCAGCATGTTCAATGGCAACACCAGAGTGGCAATCTTGAGCACTGCGACTTTCACTCCTGCATCACCACCTACCGGATTCCCAGAAATTTATGCTGGTATAACGATGAGCAGCACATTGGGTGCCACTTTTGCTGGTACGACTACGACAGCTGCCAACCTAAACACCTCGTCAAGCTCCAATCCATCAGCCACAGTGATAGCCGGCGGCAACATCATGAGAAAAGACGTTTCGCAGACCATGGCGGGCGTGTTGACGATTTCCTCAGACAGCGGTTTAAGAATTGGTGCAGGCAACGATCTACAACTGACGGTATCAGGTATTGACTCTGTAATTTCCAACATCTCCCAAGATGGTGACATAGACTTACAGGTCAACAGCGGCGGATCCACGATCTCACCGATCAAGATCGACGCGGCCAATGCCAGAGTGGGTATATTCACATCCTCGCCTTCGGTACCATTCGAAGTCACTGGCGACGTAAGAATAGTGGGAAATCTAAGCGTATCTGGGGAATATAACACTACATCTTCGGTCAATGTGTTGATTGATGACGTGTTCGTGAAATTGAACAACGGCAACGCTTCCAATCTTGACGCGGGCATAATAGTAGAGAGAGATTCTGGAAGAGAAGCAAAACTTTTTTATAACGCAAGCGCTGGTCATTGGGTAGCAGGCGTAAGCGAGACCGGATCATATTCGCAACTGATAAGGGCAGATGACGCCACTACAGACGGTAATGCCAACAAAGGAAAAATATTGAAAACAACAGGTGCAGGTAATGTCATAGTAACAAGCATGAATTTAGGCACAGTAGGAACAAATCTATTGGATTCCGCTACGTCTGTGACAGAATCGCCAAATTTCAGCAGCACCGCCGTGCCATCAAAGGCGCAGGTTACTGAATCTATCACTAGATGGGGAGGCAGTTATATCAGTGTAGATGGCACGCTTGGAACGCCATTAGGCAACACCATTGCTGGTAGACGCTATGTTGAAACCAGCACGCCAACCAGCGGGCAAGGAAGCAACGGGGATCTTTGGTTTGTAAGGGAGCCTTAATTCCATGCCTTACTCAGTATCAAGCACACCAACAGAAGACACATACACATTCACCTATGATGGATTAAAATGGACTGCCACCATACCCGCGGGAGCCCAGTTCCTACAAATATTTTTGTGGGGAGGTGGTGGCGGAGGTGGGTCGCAGGAGACTTCTGGCTCCAGCGGAGTGGGCGCAGGCGGAGTCTACACACTACACAACACCATTGATTTGCGACCTCGCGTGGGAGAGATAATCACGCTGGCAGTGGGTGGAGGTGGCGGAGGTGGATCCAGCGGTGGAGGCGCAGCGGGTGGTTTCAATGGCAAAAGTTTAACAGGATTTTCAGGCGGCGAGGGTGGTAACTCGGGACCCAGTGGATCGTCCGGCTCTGGTGGCGGCGGTGGTGGGGCAACAATTATACGTTTCGACAGCACCAATATCGCGATAGCAGCAGGTGGTGGCGCGGGTGCCGGTGGGGGTTCAAGCAGCCAAGGCGCGTCAGGCATCACAACCAATGATCCCACAGCTGGCTCTCCATTGACCAGGGGGGAAAACGGCACACCTCACAACGGTGACGGTGGAGGTGGAGGCGGTGGCGGAGGTGGACTTGCTGGAGGCAAGGGCGGAGACAGTAATGACAACGACGTCGGTGGCACGGGAGGGTTCTCGGGCACATCTCTAGTTCCAGCTGGAGGCAGCACCACGGTTGCCACTGGCCAAAATCCCGCGGGTACGTCGGGTGGCGCTGGGCGTGGTGGAAATCAAGGAAACGCTGGCACGAATGGCAAGGCAATTTTAGTGTTTACGGTAAGTGCAAAGACCAAAGTAAAAATTGATAATGCATGGAAAACCATCACACAGATCAAATTCAAAAGGGACGGCATATGGAAGGATATTAGGGCTGCCTATGTGAAAATAAATGGAGTATGGAAAGCTGTGTTCAACAAAGGATTGAATTGGCAATCTACCACAGCAGGTTTTGGAGACTCCACAGGCAATCCATATTCAGGCACTCCAGGCAATCCCCCACCTCCTGCAAGTGGTGGTGGAGGTGGTGGTGGTGGATGCAAAATTATTTGTACCAAGTTGTATGAATTGGGCTATCTATCAGAAGATATTTACAAAGCAGATCAGCTATTCGGAAAATGGCTGCGTCAGTCAGATCCCCATGCCTACTATGGTTATTTGAAATGGGCCAGGGTGGTGGTCGACTGGATGAGCAGCGAAGGACCTCAATGTATGTTCTGGATAAAAGACAAGACAGTGCGGAACCAAAAACAAAAAGAGATGGCAACCAGATGGGCCAGGAGAATAGCCACTCCATGGGCTGAACATATGGCCTACAAGATGGGTGTATTAAGACAGGACAATAGGGCCGGCAGATGGATAATGAACATAGGTATCACAGTCAGCAGATTGTTGGGCAGATTCGTTAAACACACCGATCAGCCTTCCAAGAATGTTGCGATAGGTTATGCCATGTGGGCAATGTTTGGATTGTTATACATGATAGCAGGAGTGAAATAATGGGAATAAGCGTTGAAGAATATTTGGCAAAGAAACAGGCATGCGAAGATTGCATCACGCACGGTGATGAGGATCACTGCAAAACAACCTTGCTCAGCAGGGAGGACAACTGTTTGATATACAACATGGTATGGGCGTACCACATACCAAACCGCGAAAAGCATGTATCATTCACTCGAGATGAGCAAAACAGAATGTCAACGGCCGCTATGGCAGAGGCACATCTGTTCATGGCATTGCGAGACAAGCTCAAAGAGAGCATAGTTGTGGAATATTACCAAAGAGCGCAAAGCATAGTGACGCAGATAAAAGGCATTCACCAGAATGATCGCTTGATCTGGGCAGGATATTACAATAGATTCATGCCAAAGATATTACAACATCTGAGAGCTGGACGCGATTCTGATGCCATGGCGGAAATTTGGTTAATGGTGGAGACTCTGGAATACACCAATGGAAGAGTCATATGCACCTGGCTCAAAAACAATGGCCTGTTCTCAGCAGAAGATCTTGCAATTGACACCCAATTCAGTGTAAAATATTTGAGTGACAGCACCAAAATAGGTTATTGGTTGTGGGCCTGTCCTATGGTGGCATTTATGGAAAAGCACTGCAAAAGAAAGACCAATTCTTGGCTGGTACGAGCAGTCAGGATACTGGCTCAATCAAGAGCAGACGAGATAGCCTACCAGGTGGGCAAAAAGACTAAAGGCAACATCATGGGGAAAACAGTGAGAATACTAGGAGAGGGCGCCTGCTTCATGCTGGGTACCCTGGCTAGGCCCTTTTTGGGAAAAAAATTTAACAATTGGCTCAATATCTACGCCGCAAAACAAGGATAATTAATAAGGAGAAATAAAAATGGCCATCACGAAACAACAAGTAGCTGACTATATCAACGCAAATTATCAAAGCAGTTTGACTGCTGATGATCTTGTGAAAATTGATCAGGCATTGACACCTGAATTGGCAGCTATCTTGATCAAGCTACTGGGAGATGTTAGCTTTTTGGTGCATGTAAGGGACAACGAAAGCAATTAAAAATATGTCTTACACCATAAACAAGACCGACGGGACCAAACTAGTTGTGCTGAAGGATGGCACAGTCAATATCACAAGCACCGATATCGCATTGTTTGGCAGAGGCTATGCGGGTTTTGGTGAAAGGCTTAATGAAAACTTTGTAAAGGTATTAGAAAATTTTGCCAACACGACACCACCTCCGAGAAAAATCAAAGGACAGCTCTGGTATGACGCACTGACCAATCAAATCAAAGTTTGGAACGGAAAAACATTCAAACCCGTGGGCAGCAGCACAGTGGGTGCGACCAGACCCACCAACATCAATGCTGGAGACATGTGGTTCGACACAGGCAATGGTCAGTTGTATGTGTATTCGGGAACGGGATGGCAGCTGATCGGACCAACCACAGTGTCGGGAACTGGAGTCACCCAGGTGGTCCCAGACAGTGTGCGTGACAACGTGGGAGTTTTTAAATCTTTTTTAAAATTATTAGTTGACGATCAAATCGTAGCCATAGTTGCTAGGGAACAGTTCACTCCACTGACCGCAATCACGGGATTCACCACAATCCAAAAAGGCATAACCATGAACTCCACCAGCATAGCGGGAGCCAAATTCGTTGGAACCGCAACCAATTCAGAACTGTTTGGTGGATTATCAGTCAATGATTTTTTAAAATCCAGCGAAGCAGAAACCACGAACTATCAATTTACCGTAGCTTCTGATGACGGCTTGCTGGTAGGAAATAGCTCAGATGCATTGTTGGGAATCACAGGCGGCAACAACGTGCTTTTAAAAAATAACACTGTTGGTGGAAACATATTATTCAAAGTGAATAAGAGCGGTGATGATGTCACTGCGATGTCCATAAGCGGATTGACTGGCCATGTCAGCGTGCCTAACCTCACAGTGGCTGGCACACTGACAGTCACAGGAACTCAGGTGATCTTGGAGACACAGACACTGTCCATAGAAGACAATATAATAGAATTGAACAGAAATATTTCCACTGCTGCTGCCATGCCAAATTATTCTGGATTGAAAGTAAAAAGGAGTGATGTTGCAGGTGGCACTAATGAGAATTTATATTGGGTTTGGGATGAAACTTTTGCAGATGACGGCACTACACTTCACGGTAATGCCGGTGGAGCATGGACCGCTTTCAGAGATCAAGGTGAGATTGCCTCTCCCATTTTGGTGGACATCAGGGCCAATGTGGTTCATGCGACTTCTACTGCAGCCCAGTATGCTGATATAGCAGAGCGTTATGCCACAGACGTGCCGCTGGAATCAGGTGATGTGGTGATATTGGGCGGGTCAAAAGAGATAACAAAATGCAATCAGGAATTGGATCACAGAGTTTTTGGGGTAGTGTCTGAAAATCCAGCGTTTTTAATGAACAAGGATGCTGGTAATAACGACAGCCATCCCATGATTGCCCTCAAAGGTAGGGCCAGGGTGAAGGTTATTGGAAGCGGTATGGCAGGAGATCGCATCGTGTCCAGTCATATTCCTGGTGTTGCCAGGGTGGCTGTGCTTAATGAATGCACTGCATTTAACGTGCTGGGTAGGCTGCTCAGTGATAAATATAATGCGCTATTAAGTTTAACAGAATGTGTAATAGGAGTCAAATAGTATGAGTTATGTGGCCGGTGATAAGATACTAGATCAAGAGTATAATAATTTTTTAAACAGTTCAGGTGCAGTTAAAGGAATCAACTACACATTTGGCACAGGAGCCCTTCAACATGGATTGGGGCAGACAGAATTGAGTTCAGTAACGGTAGGAGACACTATCACAGCCTCCCAATGGAACTCATTGTTTTCAGCCATGGACAACGTGGCCAATCATGCCAATGACACTTTGACATCAACAGAGGCTAAATCAGCAGGAGATGTTATCGCTGTCAAAGCAGCTCTAGAGGCCGACCTAACGACACTGGCAGCATCAGTGGCGAATGGATGTCCCAATGCCACAGCACTGAGCACGTCAGCAGCTCTGCAAACTTCAGCATCCGGCACCAGATATATAGGATCACACGTAGTGGAACATTCTATCACATTCACCAATGCCAATCAGGCACGTTTTTTCTTCAACGCAGGCGGCAAGATACAGATCAACATCACTAGAACCGGCAATGGCGGATCATCAGCTACATCCAAAGACGACTCAGTGGACCAATTGATCTCAGCACTGGGAGATTTCCGATTGAAATCACAGAATTCCTCAAGATCAGGCACAGGAGAGACACTCACTGAGGATGGAACCAACGTTGGTTTCTACGAACTGACAACATCATATCAGACCATTATAGAATTAACACAAGATTCAGGCACATACACCACCATGTTTTTCAAAGTGGAAGCCAAAGCCGATGCAGCAGCAGGTTCCGCCTCTGTGGTGACCATCAGGACTTCTATAGTGGATCCAGATTCAGGTGATAGCGAATTCACCGCTGGTAACACATCAGGTGTGGATCAATATGCCAACTTCATTGGCACAACCAACGTGGTACTGAAGACTGTGAATCCAACCACAGCAGAAGGTCTTGCCACGGTGTACACGCCAGACTCCACTGCAGTAGTATCAAATACCACGACATAAAAACTTTTTACCAGCTTGATTTTTTCCATAATTAGCTGTACAATACAGATATGGATATTAAATCTTTGCGTGACCGATCTGACCTCAGCTTTGATATCGCTGTTGCCAAGAAGAATGCACTGGAACGAGCAAAATCTCGTCAGATCGTAGCATACAACAATCATCTTTTTCATGCTGACGCCGACACCATTAATATTGTCAGTGTATTAAAACAACAGCACGACAGATTTTTCATACTGGATACCAATGATAATCCTTGCGAGATCACTGATCCACAAGGATTCTTAGATGTCTTGATACAGCGCAATCAAGAAGCACTCAATGAATATCATCAGTTGCACCAGCGATTGAAGAAAAAAATATAAAAATGTCAGTGGGAGCATTAATCTACTGTTTCGATTCGGATCAATTGCAATATCATCGCGTTGCTAATTTTTGCATACGTCAGGTCAAAAGAAATCTAGGGCTGCCTGTCACAGTGGTGACCAATGAGGCCACGAGAAAAAACATACAGGAAGCAGATCGATTAGTACTTGTGGAAAATGCCCGAGGCAATAAGCGTTATTACAAGAACAGACCCATCCCATGGTACAATCTAGAGAGGGCCATGGCCTATGATCATTCTCCGTATGATACCACCATACTTTTGGACGCTGATTATTTTGTCTATACCGGCAACTTATTATCATTCACTAACAGCAAATATGATTTTGTGTTGCATGATCGTGTGCATGATCTCACCAACAGGGGGAGTTTCCTCTATGAGACAAAGAGCATGATACCCTTGGTATGGGCCACAGTGACTATCTTCAAGAAAACTTCCTTCTCCAGGAAAATTTTTGATCTGATACAGCACATACAGCAGCATTATGATTATTTCTGTAACCTGTACAGGATAGAGTTTCGTAATTTTAGGAATGATTACGCCTTTGCAATGGCGTTGCATCAGCTGAACGGATTCACAAAACAGTATTTCATACCATCCGCCATGGCCATGTTGCCCATGGACACGCAAATTTTAAAGATAGACGAGACGGGATTGATATTCAAACACGACAAATATATGAATTTGATCTCGGATCAGGATGTGCATGTGCTTAACAAGGAGATACCTTTCAATGTCTAAGGGTTTTCTCTGGTTCGCCCAGAACAATGACAGCACAGATTATGCCAAACTGAGTGTCGCCCTGGCAAGATCAATCAAGAAAAATTGCAAGATTAATAATGTTTGCGTGATTGTGGACGAGCATACAAAGATACAGAGCGAATATGTGGACTCGGTGATTGTTTTGAAACAGGATCACAGCCAAGATCAATCATTGAAATTTGCCAACGAACACAAAGCATTCAAACTATCACCATTCACCCATACCATAAAATTAGAAGCAGACATGCTGTTCACGCACAATGTCGACTGGTGGTGGAATCATCTGTGTCAGCATGACCTTGTGTTTGCCGTGAACTGTAGGAACTATCAAGACCAGATAATTAAAAAAACTCCTTATAGGAAATTGTTCCATCAAAATAATCTACCAGATGTTTACAACGGACTGACCTATTTTAGGCGCAGTGAAAGAGCCATGCAATTTTTTAAATTGTGCAAAGCCATTACTGATAATTGGACGCAGGTTCAGAATGGGCTATTAATAAATTGCCATGAGCAATATCCCTCAACGGACATTGTGTATTCCCTCGCCTACAGGATCATGGATCCTCTCCAAATGCACTTGATAGATTATCCGTGGTTTAAATTCATACATGGCAAGCCTGAAATAAATGGTGTGGCGAATGCTGTAGATCAATACAATTATCTCAATCCAGTTTTCATGGATGACAGAATGTATGTGGGAGGACGTAGGTTCGACCGCATTTGGCATTACCATGATAAAAAAATGATAGATATTTTTCATGACAGAATTTTTTAAAGCATTAGATAGTTTCAAATCTGCACCGCCCGATAATAATTTCTATATGGAAGTTATCGAAACAGAGATAGTGTGTCTGCGTAGAGAAGCCAACAACAACACTGTGAAAATTACGCAGGAGCAATATAAGTTTCTGTTAGAGAATGGCATCAATAATTTTATCTATGATGGTTCTATAGGAAAGAAACATAAAAAAAGAACTCACAGAATATTTTCCTTGCTGCGTAAAGACGAAAGAGGGTATAATCTTGAACGTAATGATCCCTATTGGCCTATCGAGGTAGTGGAAGGAGGTTACACATGGCGTACACCGTCAGAATAAGTGACCTTGACTTTGTTTTCATCAGCTATCGCGAGCCCAACGCCGACGAGAACTACGCTGACCTGTTGAACATAGTGCCCTGGGCCAAGCGGGTGCATGGCGTTAAAGGATTTGACAACGCACACAAGGCCGCAGCCGAATGTGCAGAAACAGATTTTTTCATCAGCATAGATGGTGACAACAGGATAGATTCTACCTTTCTGTTGCAGACATTGGACTGGAGCAAGACCAATCCCGCTGCCGTGCATCGCTGGAGGGCGAGAAACATAATCAACGGACTAGTGTATGGCAATGGTGGACTGGTCGGATGGCCAAAGAAGACATGCCTAGGCATGAAAACACATGAGAATGCAGTGGATGAGCGATCCAAGATAGATTTCTGCTGGACCGTGCCACACGAGAACCTGCACAATGTTTATTCAACAACACACATCAATCACACACCAGAACAGGCCTTCATAGCAGGATACAGGGAAGGGGTAAAAATGAGCCTAGATCGAGGACAGAAAGTTAATCCCAACGGCTTCATGGAGACAATAGAAACTGTAAATTTGAAAACTTTATTGATATGGATGAGCATCGGACAAGATGTGGACAATGGCAAGTGGGCGATGCTGGGTGCTAGATGTGGTTGCTACATGGCCACATTGGATACCAACTATGACATCACGTTGGTAAGAGATTTAGAATTTATGAGCGACAAGTTTTCTCGCATGATGTATGATATAGAATCTGATATGGCGTCATACGGAAACTCTTTGAGACAGCGCTTGGGGCTGCCTTTGGCGGACCTCGATGCGGCAGAGAGCAAATTCTATAAGTTCTGCCAACAACCACACAGGAACAAGGGAGTGCAAGATCGTGAAAGCAAGTGATTACAAACACAATGCTGATAAGGCACAGAAGAAACTAGATAAAATTAGCCCAAGTTTCTGTCTAGCCAAATGGAATCAGGTGTCACTGCACCTGCCCACGGGACTGACCAATTCCTGCTACCATCCACCACTCCACGAAATAGATAGAGCAGCGTTGGCTCACAATCCTTCTGCTCTGCACAACACCGCACAGAAGATCTCAGAGAGACGAAAGATGATGGAGGGGCAAAGGCCCGAAGGATGTTCCTATTGCTGGAATATTGAAGACACCGGAGAGATGAGTGATCGTCATTATCGTAGTGGAGAACCCTGGGCCATGCAGGATTTCGAAAAGATAACACAGAACCCCTTCAACCCTGCGCACACACCTTCATATGTGGAAGTCAACTTCAACAATGCCTGCAACTTTAAATGCAGCTATTGTTCCCCTCAGTTCAGCACCACGTGGGGCAAAGAGATAGATATCTATGGAGAATATCCAACCGAGCCCGCACACAACGCACCCGAACACTTCATGGGGCGCAGGAAACCAATACCCAACAGAGAAAATAATCCCTACGTGGAGGCGTTCTGGCGCTGGTGGCCGGAACTATACAAGAATTTAAAACATTTCCGCATGACCGGTGGTGAACCCATGATGGACAGCAACACATATCGGGTGTTTGATTACATTATCAATCATCCCAAACCCGATCTACATCTCAATGTGACATCCAACATGTGTCCACCCAGAGACAAATTAAAGGATCAATACTTTGACGCTGTCAAGAGGATGTGCCTGGATGGGAGCATCGAGCACTTCATGCAGTTTGTGTCCGTGGATGCTCATGGATCTCGTGCCAACTACATACGACACGGCATGAATTACAATCAATTGATGGACAATGTGGATGAATTCCTCACACGCATACCTGGCCGTAACAGCGTGAGTTTCATTATAACTTACAACAATCTCAGTGTGACGTCCCTGGACAAATTGCTAATAAATATTCGTCAATTGAGGCAGAAACATTCCACAACCTATCAAAGGATATGGTTTGACATACCTTTGCTGCGCCAGCCGGCGTGGCAGCAGATCACTTTGCTTCCGCAAAGTTATCAGCGGATACATGAGCAAAACATTGAATATATGAGACAGCATCAAGAGAACACAGAACAGGACAACAAAGATTTTGCTGTGTTCAAGGACTTTGAGATACAAAAGATGCTGCGCAATCTCGCTTACTGGCGCAAGCACGCTGAAATAGACAAAGCGCAGAAAAAGAATTTTTACGCATTCTTCTCGGAGCATGATCGTCGACGAGGCACAAGTTTTGAAAACACGTTTCCTGAGATGAAGGAATTTTGGCAGGAGTGTAAAAGTTAAGGGATATCATGAACGAGAACGCAGATCTGGAATATCGTAAACAAATACTGGACTTATTGAGTCCTAGTTTCTGTGGAGCCAAATGGTACAACGCCACCATATGGTTGGGATCCGGCATGACTACCAGTTGCCATCATCCACCTGCACATCAAGTGGATGTGGAGAAATTACGACACAATCCAAGATTGTTGCACAACACTCCTCAGAAGAAACAAGATCGCGCTAAAATGATTGCCGGCGAGAGGCCCGCGGGCTGCGAATACTGCTGGAAGATAGAAGACATGGGCAGAGATGCCGTGAGCGATAGAGTTTACAAAAGCAAAATTTATCCAACGGCAGATCTGGAACGGGCATTCAGCACTCCCATCACAGAGGACGTTAATCTTAAAACACTGGAGATTGCTTTCGACAGGACCTGTAATTTCGCCTGTTCCTATTGCAATCCTGCTTTCAGCACCACGTGGGTGAGAGATATAAAACAACATGGTCCTTATAAAAATTTGATATCAGATGGTAGGAATCATTTCACTCATCCTCATGATGGTGCGCAATTGTACAAAGACACAGAGGAAAATCCCTACGTTGAAGCTTTCTTTAGATGGTGGGAAACAGATCTGCACAAGACCTTGGACGAGCTGAGGATCACAGGTGGAGAGCCCATGATGAGTCCTTCCTTGTGGAGATTGTTGGATTGGTTTGAAACTCAGGGAGAACGTATCAATCCTAAAATGCGATTGGCCATTAACTCTAACCTAGTGCCCAAGGCAGAATTGTTTGCAAAGTTCATAGATAAATGTCGGAAAATAAAAAATCTACACATCTATACGTCCAATGAATCCACGTATGCCCATTCGGATTATATCAGAGACGGCATGGACTATTCTGGCTGGTATGGCAATTTTGCCAATATCATCAATCAGATCAGACCGGCCGGCCTTCACAACATGTGCACCATTAATGCACTGTGTCTTGAATCACTTCCCGAATTCCTAGATGTGATAGTAAGAAATAAATTAGATGCCAAGAGGGTGTATGGGGTCAATGTAAATTTCACCTTGAACATACTGAGATTTCCTAGTTTC